TTAGCTGCGAATATTTCGGTAGGATTATGACAGCTTACAGGCAATGGGCAAAAAACGAAATTAAGTACATACCAAAAGAAAAAGAGATGGGAACTGAAAGCAAAGAAGTTGATTGGTCAAACTACTTACATACGATTAGCAATGCTTTAGTCGTTTCGTCTTGGACTGGTGGTTTATTAGGTGGCAGAATCATTTGGGATTTAAAAGACTATGGGTATGGATATCGTTATTGCAAAAAGAGTGGCGGCGTATCTTATGACATAGGCGTACAAAATACAATCAACTATAAAGGCTTAAGACCATCAATATTGCTTAAAGAGATGATTGAAAACATCTTTACGGCGGAAGGTTTTACTTTAGGTGGGAGTTTATTATCAAGACCAGAGTTTGACTATCTATATGTAACACCACAAGAAGCACCTGGAAGTTATTTTGATCGTATCAACGGAAACAACTATGGTAACTTTGAGGCTAATGATTCAGCCCCACAAAGTATTTTTAAACCTACAAGCACTTTAAATACTTGGTTTGCTTTGCCAGTTGGTAATACAGTTGTAACTGGTAATACAAGTGGGGCTTGGAATAATACAACATATACTTACACTTGCCCAGAAACTGGCGACTATTACTTTGGGTTAACTATTACAAACTATACTCCATTGGTTGCCCCTACATTTACACCAACGCTTGGCGTTAAAGTGACTGTCAATGGCAAGACTAAAGGCTTTTATCAAAACAAAACGGCTGCACAATGGACAAGTGGAGGTCAACAAATATGTTGGTTGCCAAGATTAAGCAAAGGGGATGTTGTTCAATTTATTTACAATACACCAGTTAATGCAGTAGTTGATGGAAATATTGCTTGCTATAAATCACCACCAACAAGCCAAGTTTTAGTTGATATGGCACGAGTGATGCCAGAGATTAAAGTTTCAGAGTTTTTCAATTCTGTTTTACAGATGTTTAATGCGGTGCTTGTTCCAATATCATCAAGCTCATTTGAACTTCACAATATTGAGGATTGGTATGCTTTAGGTCAGAATGTCGAGTACACCGAGTTTATAGATTTTAAAAATCTAACCCATAGAAAAATGGATGTGCCGTCTTCAATTACGATGAAGCACAAAGAGGGCGAAGCTTTGCCACAGACATTCTTTAAGACAACCTATAAACGAAACTTTGGAGATGTTACCTTTAGGCCTGATGTTGACTTTAGCGACGAGCCGATTGAGTTTGAGACTGTATTCCAAGTTAATCCAATCACATTAATCCAAGAGGTTGACACATCTGGGAATATGATCAGCAATACGGACATTGAAATGCCGTTCATAATCAATTCAGAATCTCAAGGGGTTGACCAAAAGTTGATTCTATTCTACAATGGTCGAAATACAAATCTAAAAACAGTCAGCACGAGCTTTTATGTAGGCACTACACTTATAACTCAATATCCACCATCATCACCATTTAGCAATTATACATCTGGGGCTTATTCAACTGCATTTGGACTTGAAGCACCACTCAAAGGAGATATGCCAATCAATTCTATGTATTGGATATACTGGAATAAATATCTATCAAGGCTTTATTCATCAAGAAGCAGAATCGTTGTGGTTGATGCGATATTGCCAGTTGGCGTTTGGTTAAATATGAAACTAAACGACAATGTAGCTATAAGCGGAAACTACTATAAGATTCAAAAAATACAATATGACTTGTTAAGCCAAAAAGCCGTTATTGAATTAATCACTTATCCTAATGTAAACTATTTACAAGTTACTTCAACAACTGGCAAGAATCCGACATTTAGCACAGTTGTAGCAACGGATGCTGGTAAGACTTTTATTGATGGTAATCCAATCCGTAAAGCTTTAGCCAATGCGATTGAGGGCGGAGGTATTTATACTACGGATGCGGTTGATATTGCAACATTCAATATATCTGCTCAATCAATGATAACTCCAATAATGGATAATATACTTCCATTGGTTTCACTTAACAAAGTAACGATGTGGAATTATAGCAACTTACCTATAACAGTTAACCCAACTCCACAAGTTATATTTTTGACTGATGTCGGGTTTGATGGTGATCAAAGATTCTATACTTATGACCTTGCAAATAGTGAAGTAACCATTAACACATCTGGGCAATATCGTATTAATGTCAATATGGTTATTGATAATGGTTCATCGGCTAATGTAGGTTTTGAAGTTAATATTGACGATATTCAAACAGAAGCATATCAGGAAGTACACGGCAATAATACTATAAGTATTAATCTTATAGGAAGTGCGACAATAGGGGAGAATCAAGTTGTTAAGTTAAGAGCTTACACTCTGGACGGATCAACTAAAAACATAAATATCCATAGGACATCATTTACAATCGAGCGTATAATATGATAAACGAAATAATAAAACTGGCACAATCACACGAATGGATAAAAGTATCGGATACAGTTGAGATTGCCAAAGGTAAGCACGAGATGAAAAAAGGATGGGCAAATAAAGTAAAGGCCCTCAAAAGAAGATTTAAAAGCATATGAGTGAGAAAATAACCTACGATATAGATGTCAATGTAAGTAAGGTTGACAAAGCCACAAGCTCTATTGACAAATTGGGCAATAAGGCCGATAGTACATTTGGCAAGATGGGTGATAAAATCGGTGGCATCGGAGATAAATTCGGGGCAATACCTGGTCCAGTTGGTCAAGCAGCTTCATCACTCGGTGGGTTTGGTAAGCAATTATTTAACTTATTAAAGAACCCAATAGTTGCGACTGTAGCTGCGATTGCTGGTGCATTTATGGTATTATACAAAGCCCTTACATCAACAGATGAGGGGATGGGTAAACTTGCCAAGATTACTGCAATATTTAATGGCATTATAAGTCCAGTTGTAAAGGTTGTCCAAGACTTTGCGTTGTTTTTAGCTGATAAGTTTATTGGAGTATTGGAAACTGTGGCTGGTTTATTTGGTGTAACTGGTGATCAAGCATCGGATTTAGCAGATAGCATTAAGGAAGTTGAGGACGCTGAAGAATCACTTGCACTTAAAAGGGCAAAACAGAATAAAGATTTAGCCGAGGCAAAAGAGATTCTTAATGATACTAACAAAACGCTTGAGGAAAGGAAGGCAGCACTTAAAAAGATTTCTGATGCCGAGACAAGTTTAGCAGCGGAAGAACTTAAGAACGCTAAAAAGAAAGCCGAAAATATCAGAAAGGAAATTGCATTAAATGGAGAATCAAAAGACCGTAAAAAGCAACTACAAGATGCCGAGATTCAAATTCTAAATACTGAAACTGCACTTGCCAATAAGAGAAGGGAGTTTGCTAAAGAAAACCAAAAGATTGAAAAGGAAGATGCCGACGCTAAAAAAGCTAAAGCCGAGGAAGAGAAGAAACAAGCGGAGGAGAGAAGAAAGCAAATCGAGGACTACAAAAAACAAAGGCAAGAATCAGCCGACAAAATTAGGGCTTTAGAACAGAAACTTGCCGTTGATTCAATCCAGACCGAAAGGGAGAAGGCTTTAAAACAAGCCGAGATTGACAATGACAATGCCAAGCGTGAAATTGAGCGTTCAACAATGAATGCTAAAGAGAAGGCCAAAGCATTAGAATTAATCAATAAACAATATCAGAATAATGTTGCTAAAATAAATGCGGATGCTGATAAGAAAGCACAAGAGGAAGCTGAAAAGGCAAAACAAGCTAAAGAGCAACAGTTAAAGGAGCAATTTGCTCAAGAAGAAAAAACCATTGCTGATGATTATGAGCGTAAAAAACTCATTGCAATGCAAACTATCGAAGATGAAAAAGTATTGCAACAAACTTTACTTGATTTAGAACTTGCCAAGAATGAGGAAATTTACAAAAGCAGAGTAAAAAATGGCCAGGATACTTTAGACATTGAAAAAACCATTGCTCAACAAAAGTTAGATTTAACTAAAAAGCAACAAGAAGAAACTAAAGCACTCCAAGCTCAACAAGAAGCACAGTTGCAAAGCCAACTTGATGTAACCAAGCAAGTATTGGGCAATATTCAAGGTTTACTAAAAGAAAACTCTAAAGGTGCAACGGCTTTGGCTATTGGCCAAGCAATTATTGATACTTATGTTGCAGCGAATAAGGCTTTGGCAGCAGCTCCACCACCATTAAACTTTGTATTGATGGCTTCGGTTATTGCTTCAGGTATTGCAAACATAAAAAAGATATCAGAACAAGCAAGCAAAATGGGAGTTGATACTGGAGGCAGTGCATCTGTTAGCACTGGCCCATCAATAGGCGTGGTTGGAGGTCAAGTTGATTCTTCAACACAGATGGCTAAAAGCTTACAAGGTGCGGTTGGTGGCCCTCAAAAAGCATATGTGGTAGGTAATGATGTAACAAGCCGTCAAAGTCTTGATCGTCGTATAAGCCAAAATGCAACATTAGGCGGGTAATTTATTTTATATATATGCAAAAGAAAGGCTTTATAATTGATTTAGGTAAAATTGACAATATCGAAATGTCAATCAAAGATTTGGGGTTACAATTACCAGATTTGGAATCTAAATTGACAGACATCCAAACTAAATTAAAGAGCAATATGGATGCTCTATCTGGAATGGTACACGAAATGGATATGATGGAAGCTTTGTCAAAACAAATTGGAGATGCTTCAGTTTTAGACAGAGTTGCTAAAGGCAAAAAGATGTTGCAAGAAAAACTTGCAGTTTGTACTAAACTTTATAGTAGAATAAAATAATGCAAATACTTGAGTTATTACTTGATGAGGATCAAATGGCGAGTGGTATCGATGCAATCAGTATCGTAAAATCACCAGCCATTGAATCTAACTTCGTGGCACTTAATAACCATAAGGTAAAATTTGCCACCGTTGATGCTGAAAAAAGAATCTTATTAGGTCCAGCATTAATACCAAACAAACCAATCTATCGTAACCAGGATGGGATGGAGTTTTATTGCTATTTTTCAAGAGCAACTGTAAAGAAAGCAAGTGAACTTTATTTGCAAAGAGGTAATCAAGGTCAAGCAACTTTAGAACACGCCGTTAAAATTCAAGGCTTATGCCTGGTTGAATCTTGGGTGAAAGAAGATATGGAGAAGGACAAGTCTGCTTTATATGGGATGACTGATCCAATCGGCACTTGGATGGTGGCTATGAAAGTTGAAAATGACGAAGTATGGAATGACTATGTGAAAACTGGGCTTGTTCAAGGTTTTAGTATAGAGGGTTATTTCGTAGACAAAAGCCAAAAGTTCACTAAAGAGTTAACCGATGAAGAGGCCAAATTGCAAGAGGTAATAAGCATCTTGAATGAATGGCAAAATTGTAACAAGACAAAATAATAAGTTTTATAAATATGAACGCAAACGAAACATTAAACAGAGTAATGGTTGCTTTAGGCATTAAGTCTGAAGCTCCAACCGTTGAAGTTAACCTTGCATCAATGAAAACAATGGATGGTCAAGCTACATTTGACGCTGACACTTTTGAAGTTGGTTCTGCTATTTTCGTAGTTACTGAAGATGGTAAAATCCCAGCTCCACAAGGTGAATACGCTATGGAAGATGGCACTATTGTATCAGTTGATGACAAAGGCTACATTGCAGAGATAGCTACTAAAGCAGAGGAAGCTCCAGAAGCTGAAACTGTAGTTGAGGAAACTATGCAAAACGAACCAATGAAAGAGCAAATCATCGAAGAGATGGCAAAGCCTAAAAAGTTAACTGAAACTACAACTAAAGTAAGTGAGTTTTCTGCTGAAATTTCTGAAATCAGAGAAGAGTTAAATGCTCTTAAAATGAAATTGTCAAGTGTAACCGAAGAGCGTGATGAGTTAGTATCTCGTTTAGCATCTGAGGAAGCTCCAAGATCATTCCACACTCCAGAAGCCACTCCAGTAAATTCAATTAAATTTAAAATCGGTGAGAAAAGAGCTGAATCAGTTACTGACCGAGTATTTAACCAATTATTCAAATAAAAAAAACCAATAAAATGAAAGATTTAAAAAACATCAAACTTTCTGGCCCTACAGTATCTCCAAATACTTATGCTGGTCAGTTCGGTAACGAATATATCGCTGCCGCCCTTTTGAGTGGTGAAACTTTAGCAAAAGAGTTAATCACTTTGCACCCTAATGTTGCTTACAAGCAAGTTATTCGTAACTGGCAGCAATCAATCAGCGTAGACAACGCAACTTGTGATTACACTGATTCATCTTCAATCACTTTAGGTGAGTATGTATTAACCACAGTTGAAAAACAAGTTAACTTGACTTTGTGTAAAAACAATTTAAGAACAACTTGGGAAGCTGCTCAAGCTGGTTACTCTGCATTTGAAAAATTACCAGCTACATTCGAACAATTCTTATTGGCTCAAGTTGCTGCTGAGGTTGCTCAATCTGTTGAATTAGGTATCTGGAAATCAAACACTTTCTATACTGGTGGTATGGTTCAATACTTGATTGATAACTCTGCTATCGTTCGCCCATTCGCTGGTGCTACAAATTCAGGTAATGTTGTTGCTCGTTTACAAGAAGCTTTAGATTACTCTCCAGCTGCATTGTACGGTAAAGAAGGGTATCAATTCTATGTAGGCCCATCTACAATGAAGGCTTACCAAGCTGCTTTGTCTGCTGGTAACTACAACTTCCAATTCTATGT